CGTTGCCGGAAGCAGTGAAGGCACGTTTGCAAGCGGATGTCGATCACTACTACAACTTGTTTGTTAATGCGGTAGCCAAGCATCGCAATCTCGATCCTCATCAGATTCGCGCTACTGAAGCCGGTATGTTTGTGGCTGAAGAAGCCTTGCGAATTGGGCTGGTGGATATGATCGAACAGCCGCACGATTGGATTAATAGATCGATTTCTGGATTTATTACAAGTTCTGTAAACATGAAGGAGTCCTCAGTGGATAAACCTGAACTGAAAGCGGAAGAAGGATTGAATTCCGTGGTATATGATGCGTTGGCGGATTTGGCCGACGAACGTGGCCAGTTAATCTCGCAACTGGAAAATCGTGTTGAAGAACTCGAAGCTTCTCTCTTGAAAGAAACCGAGCAAGCCAAGACGTTCTTCGACCGCATGACTCAGTTGGAGGCCGAACTGCTCGATCTGAAACGGGCCGAGCGTGACAAGGCGGTAATCGAGTTGTTTGCTGATCTGAATCGCGAGGTGACGCCGGAAGCGATGTCGCCTTACCTGAACATGAGCGCCGATCTGTTTGCCGTGGTGGCGGAAGATATGCGCTCGCTGAAACCGAAGTCTTTTTCGGAGAACCTGTTTCGAGAAATCGCGACGGGGAGCATGAAAGAATCTGCGACGGAAGCTTCGCTCGCCGCGCAGTTGTATAACCAAGTCGCGGGGATTAAATGATGGCGACCTATTCGGAGCCGGTTCGTAGTTATGAAGCTATCCTGAGCGATCAGGGTAATATCTCGTATGAAAATGTGACTGTGGGTGTCGCTGCGGATTTAACCGCTGGCACCGTGTTGGGCAAGAAGAAGTTCGTGCAAGCGGCAGCCCCGATCCCGACCGTGGTGGGGACTGGTAATGGCACGATGACCCTGCTGCGCTTCGGTCCCGATGTGCAGGTCGGTTCGTATGTGATTACCTGTACTGCCGCTGTTACCCATGGTGGAGTGTTCTCAGTTGTCGCTCCTGATGGAACGGCGTTGCCCACTCTGACCCTGACTCCGGGTTCTAGTGGAACCACGGCCTATGCGTCTACCCATCTGTCCTTCTCGATTACGGAAGGTACCGATTTTGTAGCTGGCGATGTGTTCACCGTCGTAGTTACCGCGGGTGGAACTCCAGTCGTAGTTGCAAGCGCCTCGGCCAATGGCACCATTGGTTCGATCACGCTGGGCAAATATGCGCAGTTGGGTACCTACAAGGTTGTCAACCAGTTGGCTGGTACGCATCTCGGTACCTTCCACGTGTATGCGCCGGATGGTTCCAATGTCGGTCACGGCATTATCGCTGGTGGTGCGGGCGGTACGCAGGCATTTACCTCCGATCACGTCAACTTCACGATTACTGATGGCAGTACCGACTTTGCGTTGGCTGACTACTTTAACATCATCGTTGCTAATCAGTCTGCGGTTACTGGCCGTTACTACGCTTACGATCCGACCGCCGTGGATGGCACTCAGGAACCTTGTGCGGTTCTGGTTGAGCCAGCCCTTGCCGCGAGCACGGCTGCGGCTGCTAACGCCCTGGTGCGCCTCGGTGAAGTCAAGAGCGCCGATCTAACCTGGAAGGCGAACGTTACCGCCGCGCAGAAGGCGGCTGCCGCCAAACAACTGCTGGCTAATTCAATGATCGTGGTGAGGAGTTAAGACCATGTTTGACATTTATCGCGACTACTTCACCCGCGAGAACTTGATGGCCTCCATCGCCAAAGCGCCCTATATTCCTGGGCGTTTGGCCGAGTACTTCGAGTCGATGCCGCTGAGTAGCACCGTTCTGGCGCTTGAATCCACGCCGACCAACGGAGCATCGATCCTGGCTGGTGTGCCTCGGGGTACGCCGAGCAAGGTGGAAACTCTGGAACGCCGGGCGGTGTATACCTTCACTACCAGTCACTATCGGGCTGATGGCAACGTCTATGCCGACGAGGTTCTGAACGCGCGGGCGTATGGAGCCACCGGAGCCGCCGAGATCATCACCCAGCGTCGTGATATGTTACTGGCTCGGATGCGCCGCGACATCGATCTGACCCATGAATCGTTGCGGATGACGGTCGTCAAGACCGCCACCAATGCGTTTGGGACTATTCCTGGTTCGCAGCAGATTGCGCTGAATACCGATGCCACCAAGACACGGAAGGAAATCTTTGACAAGATCATCGTTCCCATCGAATCGGCGCTGGATGGAATTCCGTCCACCGGCATCGTGGCGCTGTGTGGTGATACCTTCTGGGGCAAGCTGATCGAGAACGCGGCGGTCAAGGCGACCTTGCTGAACTACTCGATGGCGCAGAGCCTTCGTAACGATCCTCGCGAGACGGTGTTCTTTGGTGGCGTGCAGTGGGAACGCTATCGCGGTACCGGCACCGTGATCATGACCACGGGTGAAGCTCGGGTGTTCCCGGTCGGCGTTCCGCAGATGTGGGTGCAAGCCTTTGCTCCTGCCGACGTGATGGGCGAGGTTGGGGCTGGCATGTTGGGTACCCCGTACTATCCGCAAGCGATTCCGAGTTCCGACAATCGCCGCTGGTATCTGGAAATCCAGACCAACTGCGTGATGGTTTGCACTCGTCCGACCGCCGTGCTGACGATCACAACCGACTGATGAGCTACTGTACCTACGATGACCTGCTCCTCAACTTTGGGGAGCAGGAACTCGAACAGGTGGCGGATAGAGACCGTGATGGATCGGCGGACGATGGCGTTCTCAATGAAGGGATCGCCTTCGCCACCGATCTTATCGATGGGTACTTGCGCAATCGGTACACGTTACCGTTGACCACGGTTCCGCGCAGTTTGACGGGTGTTGCTTGTGATATCGCGCGGTATCGGTTCTATCAGGATCAACCGACCGATCTTGTCGTATTACGTTATAACGCGGCAATTCAATGGTTGCGGGATATCGCTGATGGCCGGGTGGGCTTGGACGTGGCAACGACACAATCTGAATCTGCGCAGATCACATATTCACAACCGTCTGC